ACTTTACCAACTCTTGTACCATCCATATGAATTTGTTGTCCTGCACCTGCCCACGTTGTATCTATTAATTGACTCATTAATTCATTTGTAACATCCACTCTTTTTAATAATTCAGAATATCCACTGGTTTGTACCATTGTAAGTTCATCCATTTGTTTTAATTGGTCGGAAGTGTTTAACATCGTTTTATTTGCATAATTTGCAGTATCTTTTACAATTGGTGTTACATAATTCCCGATAGGTGATGTGGCTCCACCATGTTCACCAACTTTTAATTGAGATTCTAATGATGCTATTTCTTTTTTAAGTTGAGCAGATTCTGGTATAATATCAGTAGTCCATTCTGTAATATATCCCCAAAATCCTTCTCTTGCTTTATCGTATTGATCTATTTTTGCCTTTTTTTCATTCAATTGATCCATTATCGCTGCGGTCTGTGGATTGACTTGTTTTGTTCCCACACCACCGGTACTCAACCCCATCTGTCCAAATGCATTCGCGGTATTGAATGTTCCCTTTCTATATAATTCAGAATATGCAACTGGATTTTCGGCTGCTTTTGCTAAAGCTTGTTGTGCATTCATATCCAAAGCTTGCTCTTTCCCATAAGTCATTTCCCACAAAACTTTCCAATGTTCTTCTTTTTGTATTTGTGCCAATCTGTGTTGATGTTCTATATCCAACATTTTTAATCTTTGGCCTTGTTCCATTGCCAATAATTCTCTTTTAGTTGAAATATCCATTTCTCTTGCACCTTTTGCAATATCTTGTCCTGTTTTAATTCCTGCTTTTTCTGACAATGTACCCTTTGCACCACCACCCTTTGATTGAGTCAATTCCATTAATTGTTCTATACCCATACCCGTTGATTGTGATAATGCTTGTTTTTGGAATGCATTCATTGAACCAATATCCATTCCACCCAAAGCAGATTTTAATGCAGATGCTCCACCGGCCATATCTCCTGACATCAATCTAGCTCTTACTTCCGATAGGTTTACATTTTTACCCAACATTGCAGATAAACTCATTTCGGATTTGATACTATCTTTATAATTAAGTACCATTGTTCCCGATGCAGCTGCCATATCTTTCATTGATGTATTCATGTTAGATAATAGTACCGCTTGATTTGCATATTGTGAAGTGGTCATATTACTATATTTCATCACTTCTTCCGATGCGTCTGCCATTTGTTTAAATAACTCACCAGGACTTATTTGATTTAATTCTGCAAATGCACTTAAACCCGCAATATTATTAAATGCAACTTTAGATGAAGATTTATCCATTAAACGGAAATTTCTACTCATCTTTAATACATCCGTGCCCGATGATTGATATAATTTACCAAGTCCGGCTGCAGATGCTGCCATTGATATTTGTTCTTTAAGACTTGTTCCTAATTGTGCACCTAACTCTTTTACACTATCTAAAACCGAATCCGTAGATGACCCAATTGCTTGTAACGATTGTTCAGAAATTCCAATAGAACTTTTAAATTGTGACATATTGGTTAAATACAAAGATTTACTTCTAGCTCTTTCTCCTTCGTATGCTTCTTTTCTTAATTCGAATTCAAAATTAATCCCATCGGTAACAAGACTTTGACGATATTGCAACAATTGTTTATCATGTTCAGCTTCCCAATCATATAACGCCTTTTCATGTTCTTGTTTAAGTTCTAATGGTTTAATATATGAATATTCTGCATTTATTTTTCTAACATCTTCGGTACCTTCTAAGGCCTTTCTCATATCTTTAGTACCGGCCTTACCAAGCATGTTATTTCCGGTTACCATTTTAGCTTGTGCCATTGCTTTTGCTGCTCCACCACTATTCCAGAATTCAAATGCCATATACAACAATGCCACTATTCCTAATATTGGTGCAACAATAGACATCATTGCTCCTAATGAACCAATTAACCCACCCGCACCTTCTGCGGTTGCAGCAATTGCGGCCTGGCCACTACCTGATTTTAGTGCAGCTTCGGCTGCTTTACCATATAATTTTTTACCTTCTTTTAAAACAGGATTTCCTTTGGTGCCAGCTTTAGGAGTGTTTCCTCCAAGATTACCAGCTCTATTAGAGGCAGCTGATTTGTATATATCACTTATACTTCCAGTTTTACCACCAATCATTTTGTTAAATTTCAAAAATTCATTCATTTTACCACCCAATGAACTTTCTGACAAGGCTTCAGACCCTTTATGCATTTTTTGGATATCTTTTGCTGCTGCTTCTGCTGCAGCACCCAAATGTTTCATGGTGGCCACCTGTTTATTCAGTAAATCTAAAGTTTTTCGTTCAGCTTCGGTTTTTGGTTTCATTTTTTTAATCAAACCTTGATGTGCCTTTGCTTGTTTTTCAACTGCTTTTAAAATATCTTTTTCTCCTTTACCTGTTTTTATTACAGTATCCAACGATGTCATAACGGAGGCATTTACTTTTTGGTATCCTCTTGCCGCTTCTGCTATGTCACTTTTATATTGTTTGTTGGTTTTTCCTAGTTTTTCCGACAAAGAAAGCATTCCTTTTACTTGTAAGGATGCATTTGATAGTATTTTTTCAGATTCTTTAAATAACTTATTATTCTTACCATAAGAACTACCTATACTATGTAATATGTCATCGTATTCTTTTGTAGATTTTAATAATAATTCCGTTTCTACTCTTTGTTCTTTGATGGCTTGTGCAATTCTTTTGGCAGCAGATTCCTTCTCCTTATCATTTAAGTTTGTAGAAGCTTGAATTTGATTTAATTGCTTTTGTAATTCGGCAATGGTTTTTTTCTCGTTTGCAGCCATTTATAATAAATTATTAAAATTTATTGTAATACTTTTTCAACCAATTGTCTACCTCAGTAGTATCTAATCCTGCAGATTCCAATGCATCTTTCAATGCCAATGTTGATTTTACCATTGAATCATCCATTTTTTTGAACGCATTACCCAATTCTGGATTTGTATATTTTATTTTTGATATAAATTGGTCCTGTTTATCATTAGCCTTTGCTTTGAAAAACAAATCTATTAATTTTTGGAAAACATTTCTTTCTAATAAAAGTTTTGGCATATTTTATTTTTTTCTATTCTAATATAAATATAAAATAATATTGTTTATCGTCTTCTCGCGGATGAACCTTTCCCTTTGGTTGCTGCCTTCATTGATTCTGCCTCCGCCTCTTTTGCATTCATTAATTCATTCCAATAAAAATCTCTTAACTTAATAGGCATAAGGTATACATCATGCCAATTGAAACCTCCATTGGATGAGTAAACCATACTAAACAATTTTTTATGTAGGAAAGTACTGTAATTAGTCGGTAGGATAAAAAAAGTTTACCCCGATTGGTACTTTTAACGCCTCCGTTTCGCCAGTAAAAGGTGAAGTATAATTAAATGTCAAATCCACATCTGGACTAATTTCATTTATATATTTTCTTAATGCCTTTGAGTCCGCTGCTAATAATTGATTTGATACAAAATTACTAATATATCCAACTTCTCTATTACCATTGATTTCGGTAATTAATCTTCTATATCTAGCTTGTATTTCGTTTGATTGTTTTGATATCTTCTCACTTGCTTCCACATCTTTGTTAACTGCTAATTCATCACCATGAGTCATTATCTTAAATTTGATTGGAGTTTTTGTTTTAGGAAGAATGAAATCATATTCATTTTCTCTATTCAATTTAGACTCATCAATTTCTTTAATCTTTAATTGACTCATATCTACATCAACTTCCACTTCTTCTCCTTCTTGTGGGTCGGTGATTGATACTTTATATTCTGGACCAAATGCTAAAACTCTTGAAGAAATCAATATTGCATTTTTATCTCCAATAATTAAATCATCAATTTTTATAGAACTATCAACTATAATAGATTCTAATAATTTATCCAATACAATACCTTTTCTGATTAAGTTTTGAGAAGTTAAAATATCTTCTTCTTTTGCAGTCATTAATTTAACTGTAATTTCTCCTTTAGCTAATGGGTTACCTTCTGGATATACTAATCCTTTTGATGGTAAACTTAATACCTCAGTTGGGAACGGATAACTTCTTTGTGATTGTGATGGAGTTGATCCTAATCCTCTTGTAACTTGTTGTTCGATGTTTTCACTCATAATATAACTTTTGTGTTTATTATATATATCACGTTTTTCAAAAATAAAAAAGGGGATAACATTTCTGTCTCCCCTTTCTTTTTATAATTTTGAATATTATTAGTATTCTAATATAGCGTAATCGTAAGTCAAAGTTAATTCAATTGATACTGGATCGTTTGATGCCCAATCTAATTCACCAAAGTTTGCTGAAGAGATAAATGCTCCTTTTAAAGTCCATTGTTCAATTTTATCACCTACTGGTCCTAATAAGAAGAAAGTAATATCTTTCTTATAGAATGCAGCGTATCCATCTCTACCTGTTAATGACTCATGTGATTGTCTAACCCACTCCATTACTTGTTGTGCACCTGATGGTACAATTGGGTCGTAAAGTGTGATTGTTACATCATCCCATGTTGATTTACCTTTAATCTTTCTCTTTACGTTGATGTGGTCTAATTCAACTACTTCTGACGTAAATGTAGGTCTATTTGCTGTTTTGATGATATATGATTCGATACCGTTGATTTCCATAATGAATCTATTACCAAGTTTTGGTTCAAAATTCTTATAAAACATCTTATCAAAGGTTAAAATATCTGGCATTTCTTTTTATTTTTATTGTTCTATTATAAATATCTATTTCTTAAATTATCCGTTAAAAGTTGCT